TGGTCTTCAACTAAGTCAGATTACGTTGTATTTGTTCCTGTTGAAAATCCAAAAGTTGGTTTATTCAAAAAGGATATGAAAGGTATTAAACACCTTGAGTTAATTAAGTTAGTTCAAAAACATTGGGTAAATGCGGGAACTAATCCTGAGTTATGTGCTTACATGCCAGTTAACCACAATACATCTTGTACAGTTATTATTGACGATAAAGATGCGATTGTTGATTATATTTGGGAACAAAGAGATTTATTTACCGCGGTTAGTTTCATGTCAGACTACGGAGACAAAGACTTCAACCAAGCACCATTTACATCAGTATTGAATTTAAATGAAGTTATTGAAACATACGGTAAAGGATCATTGTTAGCATCAGGATTAATTATTGATGGATTACATTACTTCAATCAAAACTTATGGTTGGCTTGTGATACATTACTTGATAGAAGTATTTTATTAACAGGAACAAGAGAACAAGTTTTATTAAAAGAATATTGGTTATCAAGAGCCAAAAAGTTTGCTAAGAATTACTTTAAAGGAGATATGAAGAAAATGGTTTATTGTTTAAAAGACGTTCATTTATTCTATAAGTGGGAAACTATTACTCGTCAATTCAAAGAAGTAAACTTCGGTGAAATATTAAATAAACCAGAATACAAGAGTATTTCTGACTATGCTGCTCAGGCTTGTTCCGGTGCCCAATGCGACGTAACGAGTATCTAATGGTAGAAGGAGTAGATTATTACATAGATGAGAAGTCGGGGCTTATGGTCCTGACTTCTTTGTTTTTACAAAAACGAGGGTATTGTTGTTCTAACAAATGCTCAAATTGTCCTTATGACCCCCCACATAGTATTAAAGGAAATTCAAAAATAAAAGAGGATACATAACCATTTTGGGTTTGTTTATATTTATTGAATATGGCAGTAACATACGGTATTGATTATCCATTTAAAGACAGTCCTAAGGGTGATTACCTGAATATGACAGAAATCCCTGAAAAGGAGATTAGAGCTAACCTAATACACCTTATTTTAACAAAGAAGGGTAGTAGATATTATTTACCTGATTTTGGAACAAGAATATATGAATATATCTTTGATCAAAATGATTTCGTTACACATAATTTAATAGAAGAAGAAATTAGAGAAGGGGTAAAAAAGTATATACCAAATTTGGATATTAATAATATATCTATAATGTCCGCTGAGAACGACCCAAATCAACATAGAAGTATTTCACAAAACGAAGACGAAAGATTATTTAGAGTTTCTGAAGAATCAACAAAACCATACACCGCCGTAGTAAAAATAGATTATACGGTAAATAACGGATCTTTTTCAACTTCCGACTTTATAATTTTAAACATATAAGATGAGTAAACAGATATCATACGCAACCAGAGATTTCCAAGGATTAAGAGATGAGTTAGTAACACTAACTAAAAATTATTATCCTGATTTAGTTAAGAATTTTAACGACGCTTCAATATATTCAGTATTATTGGATATTAATGCTGCCGTTGCCGATAATCTACACTTCCACATTGATAGAGTTTGGCAAGAAACAATGTTAGATTTTGCACAACAAAGACAATCATTATTTCATATTGCAAAAACTTATGGTATTAGATTACCAGGAGTTAGACCATCTGTTGCTTTATGTGATTTTTCAATTACAGTTCCAGTTAGAGGAGATAAAGAAGATGTTAGATATTTGGGATTATTAAAAAGTGGTGCTCAGGTTTCAGGAGGAGGACAAATCTTTGAAACAATTGATGACATTGATTTTTCAATACCTTTTAATAAAAAAGGAGAACCAAATAGATTAAAAATACCTAATTTTGATGCTAACAATAAATTATTATCATATACAATTACTAAAAGAGAAGCGGTTGTTAACGGAATTACAAAAATATATAGAAGAGTAATTAATCAAGTCGATCAAAAACCCTTCTTAAAATTATATCTACCAGAACAAAACGTATTAGGTGTTACATCCGTAATACATAAAGATGGTACAACTTTTGCAAGTAACCCAACATCTAATGAATTTAATAGTACAACAAATAAATGGTATGAAGTAAAATCTTTAATTCAAGATAAAGTTTTTGTTCCAGATCCAACTGGAGTTTCTGATAAAGATAATTTTACCGCCGGTACGTTTCTTCCTGTTAATAATAAGTTTGTAACTGAATATACACCTGAAAGTTATTTCTCATTAACATTTGGTTCGGGTACGGTTAATCCATTGGATAATTTGGATAATTACATGACAGGTAAATTAAAAGTTAATTTGGCGAGTTATTTGAATAATTTATCATTAGGTGCAACACCAAAAATTAACACTACTTTATTTGTGAAATATCGTGTGGGTGGTGGTAAGGATAGTAATTTAGGGGTTAATGTCATTACAAGTATTGATGACGTTGAATTTGTAGTTTCAGGACCTGTTGCAGCAAATAACTCAGGGGTTGTACAATCTTTAAGAGTTAATAACGTAACGCCAGCTGTCGGGGGCGCAGATCAACCAACAATCGAAGAAATTCGTAATATGGTATCTTATAATTTTGCTGCACAAAATAGAGCGGTAACGTTAAACGATTATAAATCTTTAATTGAGACAATGCCATCCACATATGGTGCTCCGGCTAAAGTTAATGTAATGGAGGAGGATAATAAGATTAGAATTAAATTATTATCTTATGACGATCAAGGTAATCTAACAGACACGGTTTCTAATACATTGAAATCTAACATATTATCATATCTTTCAGAATATAAGATGATTAATGATTATTTAGATATTGTAAGTGGAGAAGTTATCGATATGGGATTAGAAATTGATCTAAACGTTGATAAAAATGTTAATCAAACGGATATTATACAAACAGTAATTCAGGATGCAATTGACTATTTTGCAATAGAAAAACGTAAAATGGGTGATCCATTATTTGTTGGGGCATTAAATAAAATAATTGGTAGTGTTTCGGGAGTAGTAAATGTTATTGAAACAAGAGTCTATAGTAAAATTGGAGGTGAGTACTCCGCTGCGGAACCAACACAACCAACAGACCAAAATACAAGATTAGTTTCACAATCCGATAATATCGTGTTTATGAAATCAAATCAAATTTTCCAAATCAGGTTTCCAAACAAAGATATTAAGGTAAGGGTTAAAACATTAGGAACGGCTACATTTTAAAATGTTTTTTCGTTATAATATATAGAAAATCACATAGTTTCTATTTATTATAAGAATGATACAAAAGCATAGAATTTCGACTAATTTAGGGGTCGACCAGAAGATTACGGTCGAGTTAAAACAAGATTTTGACGTTTTAGAGATCTTATCTTTAAAATTTAGTCAACAGGAGATCTATACCTCAATGTGTTCTGATTATGGAGTTGTTTGTGGTAGGGTTACTGCCAATAATGGATTTGGTCTTGGTAACGTAAGAGTTTCAATATTTGTACCATTAGCGACGGAAGATCAAGATGATCCTGTAATATCAAAATTATATCCATATAAAGAAGTTACAGATAAGGATGAAAATAATTATAGATACAATTTATTACCAAAAAGACAACAACATAGTGGTCATGCCAATACAGGAACATTTCCTGACCAATCTGAAATTTTAAGTAGAGAGGAGGTTTTAGAGGTTTATGAAAAATATTACAAGTACACGGTTAAAACAAATAGTGCTGGCGACTTTATGATTTGGGGTGTTCCAGTAGGAGCACAAACAATTCATATGGATGCTGACTTATCTGATGTGGGTTGTTTTTCTTTAAGACCATATGATTTTATTAGACAAGGTATAGGGGTTGATGGTTTTAAAAACAAATATTCATTTAAATCATCTGAAGACCTTAATTCATTACCACAGATTGTTTCTATGGATAAAATTATTCAAGTTTATCCATTTTGGGGAAATGAATCATTATGTGAAATTGGTATTACAAGAACTGATTTTGATTTAATAGAAAAAGGTGTAAACATACAACCTAAGGCTTATGTTATAGGAGGTATTTTTACCGATAGTAGTAAAAACGCAATCAATAAAAGTTGTACCCCAAGAAGAAAAATGGGTAGAAAATGTGACATGGTTGCAAAATCTGGTAAGATTGAGGCAATTAGATTTACATCACAAAAAGATGATAATCATTACCCTTATTTAGAGGTGGTTGATTTACATGAAGATATACCAGATGATGGTGGGTTTGTTTTACCTATTGAGATGAATATGGATTATGTTATTACAAATGAATTTGGGGAGAACGAAATTACAAATGATCCAAATAAAGGTATACCTACATCTTCATGTTATAGATTTAGAATTAACATGAACGATAATGATTTAACAAGAGTTAGATTTAATGCAGATTATCTTTTACCAAATATTAGAGAATATCAAACAACAGAAACAGTTGGGGGTACAACATATCAAATACCTGACGATAAATCATATGCGTTCTCTACAAATTTAAATGATTATCCAACAGATGCATTACCTTTAATATTAAACAATACGGGTGGTGAATATTACCCACAAGATTATTTTTATAGATTTACATATAATAAAGTCTATACGGTTTCATCGTTTCAACAACATTATTTTGGAACAAACTCAATTGGACAAGTGGGATTTGCTAATATAAATGAAGCTCATCCGGGTGAAGAAGAAGATTGTGGAGATAAATTAACACCACCAACAAACTTTGGAAAAAAAAATTATACATTTACATTATTAATAGCTGATTTTTTGTTGTCATTAGATTTTGTTATTAAATTTTTAACATTACAATTTTTAAATTTTACTGTTTGGGTTTTGAATACAATCGTAGAGCTTATTATTACAATTACCAGCGGTAATCAAGACTTAAGAGATAGATTATCTGAATTTCAAATTAATAATCAGGCTAAATTAAGTTTAATTAATTATCCTGAATGTGTTGAATGTTCTGAAGAGGCTTCTACAACAGGTGGCGGTGTTAATTCCGGTAATCAACTTTTAAGTGAATCGGGATGTGCTTTATATGATACTTTATATGATGAGGGTTTGGCGACAGGTTATTATATTGTTGATACCACAAACACAGAACGTGAGGTTAATTGTAATAGAGGTCCGTACGGAAGAAAATATGTTGCAAATTTATCACCTGGAGATATAATAGTATCAACAGCAATTTTTGGAAAAAAATCAAATGTTCCTAAATCATATTATCCACAAGGCGGTGGTGGATCAGGAGATTTTGCAACTTTCACCACAAATCTTAGAGATATTGGTTGTTCATCTATGACATATAATGGTGGACCTGCAACACCGAGTGGAAGAAGTGAATTTGCAAATGGTGTTTTTTATATTATTCCAGGTACAATAGGTGTGGGTAAATTAACAGGTGTATTAAGAGAATATTATAGAAGAAAAAGAGTTGGAAAAATGTTTTGTGGTGGAATTGTAAATTACGGTTTTATAGATAGTTGGTTGTCAGGATCATTATACTTTTTTCAATTTAAAGCTAAAGGTGTTGCAAGAGCTATTACACAAGGAAATGAAAAATTAATAAAATATTGTAGAACATTGGTAAGATTTATAGGTAATGGAGTTAATAGATTTTATTATAGATCCGCAAAATTTAGTAATAATAGTTTTATTCCAACACAAATAAATCACCCAACTACATTTGTGGATTTAGGACCAAGAGATGAATTTATTAAAGAAATTTGTATTGACCAAACATTAGATCCTAACTGTTCAGTATCAAGAAGTATTGGACCAACATCATATCAAGATATGGGAGAATTAATTGGTTTAGCAATTAATTACAAAATGGACATTGCAAATGCAAATGGAAATTTAGATATGTTTTTTACCAATAAAGGATTTCAAAATAAATTAGGTTTAACTCAAGTTTTTGATGGAGATATTTTACAATTATTATCAATTAATAATGAAGCGGGTATCGAAGGATTTGATTTACAAAGTTCAAAATATCTCGCATATCAATTTAATAAATTAGATCCTGAAGTTTATCCTGATGTTTTTAAAAATGGAAATACTGAATATGGACCATTACCAGTAACATTTGATTTTAAAGAAGATGGTGAAAGAGTTAGAGCATGTTTAAATGAACCATCACATATAGGATACGATAATGTACCTGTACAAGGTAGATTAACCGAATCATCACAACTTGTTCCATTTTATTTATGGGATAAATTAGGAACTGGATTTGGACCATATAATGAATATAAAGATAGCCAATCTTGGAATTATAATTCTGTAGAATTACAACCATTACAAGGTATGACGTATGGTTATAATATAACAGGAGCACCAAATGACTCATCTGACAAATATTTGTTATTACCAATGACTTATACTTTTAGTGGTTTAACAATTGCGGGAGACGGGACAGACCAAATTGATTTTGATATAATAGATTATACTAATAGTAATACAGGACATACCAAGTATAATCTTGAGTATCCCGGATTTACATATCTACAAGTTACGGGTTATACCACAGAACCAACAACAGACGGATCGGGTCAATTTATACCAACAGGAGGAACATTATACACAAGATATGGATCGGCAGGTACGAATGGAACGACAGGTTGGCACTCACAACCATGGAATAGTAATGTTGATTTTATAATTAGAAAAACACAAGATTATTATACTGGAAATTACCAAATTTTATCAACACCATTCCATTTTTATTTTGGATTAATGGCGGGTAAAACTGGAATGGATAAATTTATTGATTTATTTGGACCTAAAGGATCATTTAATTTACTTGAATGTGAAACAACACCACCACCTTTAACTTAATAAATTAAAATGAAAATATAAAAAATGGAAAATAAAGAAATTTTATTACCGAGTAAGAAATATTTTAAGGCAGATGAACAGGACTTAAATCTTAATGTTAAATTAGAAAATGATGAAACATTATTAAGAGAAGGTGATAGAGATATTGTATTAAATTTATCACAGTTATTTGATGAAGAAAGAAATCAAAGTTTTAATTATAAAATATATGGTAAATTAAAAATGGTTTTTAGAAATATGTATAATGGTTATACTGATTATACTCCACTATTAAGAAACCTTTATTTATGTGGTGATGGAACAGGAGATGATTTAGGATTTGTACCATATAATGAATTTGCATTTTTAAGAAATGATGTTTTGAGAGAAAAAACTGTACCAACTTCAGGATCTACTTTAGGTACAACAAATGTAATACCACAAATTGAATTATCAGATGGAACACCATTTGGTAGACATACTGGACACACCATTACAACGGCAATTAATGCACCATATAAAAATTGGAATCTTTATTTAAGTTATGTTTATGGTCAGGACAGTGGATTCACTATGAACTATACATTTTCAGGCGGAACAAATTATACATTTAAATCGGGAGACGGTATACCATTTAGAGTTGAAGATAATGGAAATTACTATACTTTAACATCACCTATTGAACATGGAATGAAACAAGGTGAATATATTATTTTGTCCGGATCTACTTTATTAAGTGGATTATCAATTAACAGTAAAATTTTTTATATAGATAGTGTTGGAAATCAAACATATAATTCTGAAAATTATGTGGTTAATTTATTCAAAAGTGAATTTACGTCAGGACACACATTGAGTGGAGTAACCTTCGTATTAGGTAAAAGATGTTTAGATATAAAAAATATTTCAGGAACAACATCACAATATTATGTTCATAAACATAAAACATTAACAAGCGACCAACAATATATAATGGATAAAGTTGGTTTTGAATCTTCAATTTTTGAAGATGAAAGAAAAATACTATTTGAAAATCCACTACAAGAAAACGATGTTTTAGTTGAAAGAAATAGACAAGAGTCTGTTTTATTTGATTTTAAAAATACATTTTCATTATCAGGTATTACAAATAATTTAGGATATACACCAACCGAAGTTTATGTCACAACAATTTTTAAAAATAGTAATGGATTATTTGATTACCCACCAAAAGTAGGATTTAAATTTAATTTTCATGGATCGGAATCACCAACAGGTGAAAAAATAGGTTGGATTGATAATCAATTTAGTGGAACAAC